CCTTAACGGACTTTTTTATATTAAGCATATATTATTTATATGTCAAATTTATATTATTTATGTTACAAAACGAGAATATTTGATATAATGAATTTGGCTGTGAGATTTAGCCTAAAGTAGATAGGTTACTTGGAAGGGGCTTATCTACTTTATAATTATTTAGGTAGACGACTTAAGCCCGTGGGTTGTCTACTTCAATTTATGAGTATGTGGGATAACTTGATTTGGAATCGTAGTTAAAACAATATTGCGACAAGAAACTGCATCTTCACCTACAAATTTTATACCCTCCTTAAGCATAGTCGAACAGAGCTTGGCACGATTCAAATTTACCTCAAGCCGCTTGGCATCTAATAGGAACTCTTGATACTTTCTATAAGTTTGGGCTGCCTTTATGCACTCATCATCAAATCGTTTTCCTAATGGAACTTGAATACTAATAGTCGCTCCATAAGAAAAGTTATGGTTTATCTGATCTAATCTTTCCTGTTCTGCTATGTAGAGTATTTCACCAGGATTTGTTAGCTGACCAGTTTCGCTATCTTTTGCTTGGTTATATATATTTGTTCTTTGTATGGTACTTCTTGGAGTATTGTAATATTCTCCTTTTGTTATGAAGGGATTGAAACTAAGAGTAGGTGTTTGGCATTGAATACCATTGCTATACCTATGAGTTGGGAAAGATCCGCTTATACTTTGAAATCCTTGATTTACAATCGTGGACTGTGTACTGGACTGAGGATTACTTATAGTTGTCTCGGCATAAACAGGACTAGCAAACAGTAGTCCTATTGAAATAAGGTTGTAGAAGTTTGTGTTGTTTCTATTGTTTGAGTTCGATTTATTATGCTTACTGCGTCTAAACCAGGAGCCATAAAGTTTTCCGTTAGAGAAAAGGCATCTCCTTCGCTCACGATCTCCCACTGTG